ATTACAGAATGTGTAAAAATCCAGATTGGGGCATATGAAAAGTACAATTAAATATTACCGGGGCATTTGCTCCGGGTTACATAGCCACCTGTATTTTATGGGTGGCATTTTTACTGAAAGGGGGGATAGATTTTATGACAGCAGAAGAATACAGAGCACTATTAGATGTGGATTTTAACAATGTAAAAATAGAAGATCTGACTGATATTAGAAAAATTAAAATAGATAAAAATCAGCCACAGAGTAAGAGGCAGGCACAGTTCTTAAAACAGGTGGGAAATCCATATATGCTGCGTCGTGGAAGTATGATGATTAAGGTAAGCTTTGCGAATAATGGACTGTCGATGGAACAGGCATTTGAAAATCTGCTTTTGAATGTCTGAAAATTTGTGGTGGAATTTCAAAGTGATATGTGCTATGATGTTTTTGGTATAAAAATTCTAAATTAGTGCATATCACCTTATTGAAAAGTTATCTTCTAACTTAAACAACAATAGGAGGATGTGCATATGAGTCAGATAAGTCAGATCAAAAAGATCTATCATGCAGCCATCTATGTTCGTTTATCGAAGGAAGATGGCGCTGTTGCTTCACATGAAAAAACTGAGAGTAACAGTATCGCAAATCAGAAATCACTGATTAGAGATTTTCTCGAAAACAAAAATGATATTGAGGTTGTGCAGGAGTATGTTGATGATGGTTTCAGCGGCTCTAATTTTGAGCGACCGGCATTCCAGATGATGCTTGAAGATATTAAGAAAGGCAAAATTGATTGCGTTGTCACTAAGGATCTGAGCAGATTCGGAAGAGAATATATAGATTCAGGTATGTATATTGAGCGATTATTCCCTGCTATGGGAGTAAGATTTATTGCAATCAATGATGGTATTGATTCCGGAGAGGCAAAGTCGCAGTCAGATGAGATTATTATTCCATTCAAAAATCTTATTAATGATGCTTACTGTCGTGATATTTCAATTAAGATACGTTCACATCTTGAAATTAAGAGAAAGCAGGGAGATGTAATCACGGCATTTGTGCCATATGGATACAAAAAGAATGATAAAGATAAGCACAAACTGGAAATTGATGTATATGCAGCAAATGTTGTGAAAGATATTTTCAGAATGAAGTTGCATGGAAAAAGTCAGGATGCAATTGCATGTGAACTTAATTCATCAGGAATACTTCCACCGGCTGAGTATAAAGCAAGCACAGGAAGCAATTATCAGACATGCTTTAAGACAAAAGAAAAGTCGGAGTGGACTTCAGTCATGGTAAGGAGAATCCTTACAAATGAGGTTTATATAGGTAATCTCGTACAGGGAAAACAGACAACACCGAATCACAAGGTCAAAAAGACCATAATCAAAGAAAAATGCGAATGGATAAGGATTGAAAAGAACCATGAGCCGGTTATCACGGACAGGGATTTTGAAGTAGTACAGAGATTGCTTGCAATGGATACAAGAACATCACCGGACAGAGAGGAAGTTTATCCGCTGTCAGGGGTAGTTACCTGTGGCGGCTGTGGGATTCCCATGGTAAGAAAAACTTCAAAAGTGGGTGGTAAAACTTATGCCTATTATCTGTGTGCAACCCATAAGGATTCAAAGCAGTGCAGTTCCCACAGAATTTCCACGGATAAGTTGGAAGAAGTGGTGCTAGAGCTTTTACAGACACACATTGATAACATGATTGACCTTAAAAGAATTCTTTCTTTTATCGGCAACGTGCCGTTTCAGCAGCTTGATATGAAAAAGCTTGAGGAAAGGCGTGAAAAGAAACAGGCAGAAGTAGACAGATGTGCAGATCTCAGAGGAATGCTTTATGAGGATATGAAGGATGGTATTATTTCAAAGGAAGATTACAAGGAACTTCATGCAGCATATGAGCAGAGAAAAAAGAATGCTGAGATTGCTATTCATCAGATTGAATTGGAAATGGATGATGTGTTGAATCGTAAGAGCAAAGGCTTTGTATGGCTTGATTATTTTACGGAACATAAAAACATTGAGAAACTCACGAGGGAAGTGGTTGTATCTCTTATCCGTGAAATAAAGGTATTTGATAAGAATCACATTGAAGTAGTGTTTGACTTTGATGACTGCTACAAGGAATGTCTTGATGTAATAGAAAGTCAGGGACATTTTGTTGAAGTGGACAGTACGGGAAAACTGAATATCAGATTAAAGGAGGCTGTGTAGTATGGCAAGAAAGAGTAGAAAAAATACGCCGATTGCAGTTGCAGAGCCAACTGACAATCTGACAACAAAAGCAGTTTTAAGCCTGGATAAGGAGGCAAAACCATATCAGGTTGGAATCTATGCGAGACTTTCATTCGAATCAGAGGCGAATAAGGAAAGAGATACTGTAGATACACAGATTGCATATATCAGAGAGTTTATTAATGGGCAGGATGATATGGTAGAAGTTTGTGTGTATGCTGATATATCTGTTACAGGAACAACTTTTGAAAGACCGGAATTTGACCGTATGATTCATGATATCCGGGCAGGCAAAATCAATACTGTTATTACTCGTGATCTTAGCAGACTTGGCAGAAATTATGTGGAAGCAGGCAACTACATTGAGAGGGTATTTCCTTTTCTTGATGTGAGATATATTGCTATCACAGATGATTTTGATACTGCAAGACCGGGAACTGATTTATCCGTACCGTTTAAGAATATTGTGAACGAATATTATTCCAAAGACCTTTCAAAGAAAGTAGAGACCGGAAAGCATAGTATTTGGGCACAGGGCGGCTTCAGCGAGGGAACGCCACCATATGGATATTACAGGGCTACAGATGGTTCAAGAAAGCTTTTGATTGATGAAGAGGTATCTGACAATGTAGTTAGAATTTTTAATATGTTTTTGGATGGGAAGGGATATGCTGGTATTGCAAAGACTTTGCAATACGAAGGAATTCTTTCACCTCCGAAATACAGATTCTATAAGTCAGGAAAGATTGAACTTGCTGAAAAAGCAAGAGAATGGCACTATTCGCATGTAAAAGAGATACTCCAAGGGGAATATTACATTGGAAATATTGTTCATGGAAAGCAAAGGAAGGCTCTTGATACCGGGAGAAAGAATGTTAAAACAGATGCATCAACATGGCAGCGAATAGAAAATGTTCATGAACCAATAATTGATAAGGACACTTTCTACAAAACAAGGGAGAGAATGGAGCATATCAAAAAGAAGCATTTAGAAGCATCAAAACCTAAAGCTGATGTTCCAAATAAGCCGGATAATATTCTGGTATATAAAACAAAATGCGCCTGTTGTGGAGGCAGTGTATTGATTGGCAGGCATCACACTTATTCAGAAAAGTTCTATTATAAGTGTAAGAACCGTAGAAAATTAGCTAGGCTATGTGAAAATAAGTACTCTTATGATTATTCTGAGGTTATGGATAGTGTTTTTTCTGTTATCCGTCAGCATATGAGTTTGTGTGTTGAGAAAACAAAGTTTGTTCAGAAGATGAACAGCAGAAAAGAGAATGTTCTTCAATATGATATTTATACCAAGCAGATAGCAAAACTTCAAAATGATGTAAGAAGAATTACCGCTAACAAAAGTGGTTTGTATGAAGATTATAGGGAACAGTTAATCACTGCGGAAGAACTGTGCCAGTATCAGAGAGAATATGAAAGCAGAGTAAATGAGATTGAAGCGCAGATTACTGAATTGCTTCATCGAAGAAGTCTGTATGAAAAAGAATTTCATATTGATGAAGGATGGGAAGAAACTGTCAATAAATATATGGCTAAAAGAAAACTTACAAAGGAGCTTGTGGATGCTTTTGTATCGGAAATTGTTTTTTATGATGGCAATATAGAAGTTAAGCTCTTGTATGATGATTTCCTAAAGGAGTTGCTTAAAGTGGCAGAAGAAAGAGAGGTGAGCAGCAATGGATAAGACGATAGCTCTCTATATGAGATTATCAGATGAAGATGACAACTTGGCTGCTCATGAGGAAAGTAACAGTATTTCCCATCAGCGAAAGTTAATGCTTGATCATATCCAGAAACTGCCTGAACTAAAGGACTGCAACATAATGGAATTTTCAGATGATGGATATTCCGGAGCAGACTTTAGCAGACCTAATTTTGTAAAAATGATGGATCTGGTAAAGGCTGGTAAGATTCAGGTTATTGTGACGAAGGACTACAGCAGACTCGGACGAGATTATCTTGAAGTTGGTAACTATATGGAATGTATATTTCCGGTTCTTCAGGTAAGATATATCAGCGTGAATGATAATTACGATTCTGCTAACAGCTTTGGTTCAACCGGAGGTATGAGTGTTGCACTGAAAAATCTTGTGAATGCATTGTATTGTAAGGATGCATCAAAAAAGGTAAGAGCCGCTAAGGCAGTGTTGGCTAAGCAGGGAAAGTACATTGCTGCATTTGCTCCTTTTGGATACCAGAAAAGTGAAGATGATAAGCATATGTTAGTGCCTGACCCAGTAACAGCACCTGTTGTCCAGCTGATATTTGAACTGGCTATTAAAGGCATGAAATACACCGAGATTGCAAATTATCTGAATAATAATGGATATGATAGCATATTTGAGTATTACCAAAAGATTGGAGTTAAGAGATGTTATGAAAGGGATATTGGTGAGCACATGTGGAGTGCCAGTACAGTAATGGAGATTTTATATAATGAAGTCTATATTGGTTCTGTAATCAATAACAAGACGGCTGATAATATTGATACCGGTCATCAGGTTGTGCAGAGAGATAAAGAGGACTGGATAATTGTTGAAAACTGTCATGAACCATTAGTTTCTGTGGAAGACTTCAAGCTTGCTCACAAGATGATAGCAAGACGAGAAGTGACGAAGAGAAAACCAAATGGAAAGTGGCGTAAATCGTATATTCGCTGTGGAATATGTGGTAAGGGACTTTATAAATACGGAAATAAATCCTCATACAGATGCCACAACGGTCATGTGTCACGTATTAGAGGTGAAGAACTTGAGGCGACACTTCTAGACATTGCTAGAAATATGGCATTGGCTCAGTTGCAGGAATTTGAGTTGAAAACTGATGGCGGTAATTGTCCAGATAATCTTGAAAGGGAAATCGAATCACTTAAAAAGTCAAAGGCACACTATGCAAAGCTAAAGTTTGAGATATACGATGATTATACAAAAACAAATATCACTCGTGATCAGATGGCAAAAAAGACTGCAGAAGTTAAGCAGAAAATCGCAGAGATAGAAAGTCTGATTACAGAGAAGCAGGAAACA